GGGCTGGGAGCCCGCGCCATTGGATATGTTCCCTGAGATGATGCCGCAGGGCTGGAAGGGTAACACCATTGAGCGCAAGGGCATGATCCTAATGATCCGCCCAAAGAAGATCACCGACATGGTGCGGCAGGCTGATGCGCGGAAGGCGCGGGAGCAGATCAGGGCCAAGGAAGCGCAGCTTTCCTCGGCGCCGGATGGCCAGTTCACCCGCGACCACGACAAGGTGAAGCCGAAGATCAACAAGGGCTTTGAGCCCATGCCGATCCCGCAGGATTGACACAAACTGAAGGGGGTTTAGGCCCCCTTTACCCCTACAAAATGTGTTGATATTTTAGGCGATGTGGGCGTATGGTCCACATTGCCTTCCCCCGGTGTGGAAGGTTTGAGCCTCTTTCTGCTCCCAAGCCGCCCCGGTGCGCGGTAACGGCGCTTTCAATCGGAGGACCGATTCGTGGCAAACACGAATACCCCCTTCGGCTTTGCGCAGTACCAAGGCGGCGCTGGTGGGGCTCCCACCTTCGCTCAGACGGCACGGCGCATTGCCTCTTCAAATACCACGGCGATCTATTTCGGCGATCCCGTCATGCCGGTGGTCAGCACGGCCAACGGTTACATCACCCAGGCTTCTTCCGGCACCACGACCCTCGCGGGCATCTTCGTGGGCTGCCAGTATTTGTCCACCAGCCAAAAGCGCACGGTGTGGTCGAATTACTGGCCGGGTGCTGACGCTACGGGCGATGTGATTGCCTATGTCATTGACGATCCGAATACTCGCTTCGTCGTGATGGGCAACAGCACGACCTTCAACATCTCTGGCACCCTTTCCGCATATGGCTCTTCGCCGATTGGCAAGTACGCTCAGTTTGCGATTGGGACTGGCAACACCACCAGCGGTATTTCCGGCGCGTACCTCAACTCTGTTGGTACGACTGTGACGCTCCCGTTTGTTGTGGTTGACCTGATCACTGCTCCTCCGGGTGCGAATGGTGCCGATCCGACGACCGCTTACAATCATGTGGTTGTTGGGTTCAACAACGAGTGGCTGCGCAGCAATGGCGCTGGCCCGACCGGCATCTCGTAAGGAGGGCATGAACCATGGCTGTAAATCTTTCGGCTATTAAAGACCTGCTCCTCCCCGGTCTGCGTGGTGTTGAAGGCAAGTACGAGATGATCCCATCTCAGTACGACAAAATCTTCACCAAGCATGACTCCAAGATGGCGCTCGAGCGTACCGCTGAAATGCGTTACCTCGGCCTTGCCCAGCTCAAGACCGAAGGCGGCCAGACCGCTTTTGATAATGGCGCGGGTGAGCGTTTCATCTACAACCAGGAGCATACGGAAATTGCGCTTGGCTATGCCATCACTCGCAAGGCGATTGATGACAACCTGTACAAGACGCAGTTTCACCCGTCGAACCTCGGCCTGATTGAATCCTTTCAGCAGACCAAGGAAATCTACGGCGCGAACATCCTGAACACGGCGACGACCTACAATGCTTCCATCGGCGGTGACGGCGTGGCGCTTTGCTCCACCTCTCACCCGATTGATGGTGGCACGGTGGCGAACCGTCCGACCACGGATGTTGGCCTGAACGAAGCGACCTTGCTGAACGCGATGATTTCCGTGCGTACCAACTTCAAGGACCAAGCGGGCCTGAAGGTGTTTGCGCGGGCGCGTAAGCTGATCGTTCCGCCGCAGCTTGAACCGACCGCGATCCGTCTGACGAAGACTGAGCTGCGGCCCGGCACTGCCGACAACGATGTCAATGCCATTATGATGACGGCGGGTGGTCTGCCGGAATCCTACATGGTCAACGACTTCTTGACCTCGCAGTATGCTTGGTTCCTGCTGACGAACATTGATGGCCTCTCCTACATGGAGCGCATCAAGTTTGAAACGGACATGCAGGTCGATTTCGTGACCGACAACCTCCTGGTCAAGGGCTATGAGCGGTACTCTTTCGGGTACTACAACTGGCGCTCGATCTTCGGGTCGTTCCCGACTTCGTGATCCCCGTAACGGCCCCCTGGCATTGTGTCAGGGGGCTAACTCAGGAAAGGGCTAAAAATGGGTGCTACTCACTTTAGCGGTCCTGTTGTTTCGGGGACTTTGCAGCAGGGTGAAACCGATGGTCCTAACCAGGGCTTTGCGGTTCTTACTCAGTCTGCTTCGATCACTCAGAACAGCACGACTGCTGTTTCTTCCACGCTGTACATCCCGGCTGGCTCTCGGATCGTTGATTTCAACATTGACGTTCTGACGGCGTACAACTCTGCCACTTCTGCGACCCTGACCATCGGCACTGCTGCCGCTGGTACGCAGTATGTTGGCAGCATTGACGCCAAGACTGCCGGGCGCGCTGCGATCACCTATACGGCGGCGCAGCTTGCAGCAATGAATGGCGTTAGCGTCCTTGGTGTCGCTGCGCCTACCACTGCTCCGGTAGTGATCACTGTAACCCCGGTCGGCGCGACATCTGCTGGATATGTCGTGGTGACTGTTCTTTATGTCCAGCAGTAAGGAGGACCGCTATGAAGGGTCGTAAGGGTCGCGCGGCTGGTGGTGAGTCCCCGGCTGCTGGCACGAAGGATTGGGAACAGGATATCTCTTCCAAGCCTACGCGCCGTGTGAACGCTCCCAGCATCATGAATGCTGCTGAAGAGCGCAAGCGTGGTGGTAAGGCCATGGGCAAAATCCATGGTGATGCCGGTAAGGCGCATGCTGGCCGCAAGGCTCGTAAGGCTGGCGGCAAGGTGGGTTCCAACATGAGCCCGCTTTCCAGCGCGCATGCTGGCACCCCCGCTAAGGGCCGCAAGCTCGACAGCATGGGTCAGTGATTGGTGGGGGCTTCGGCCCCCATCTTTCCTTTGGAGGGGATCATGGCTGGTGCTTGGACGCGCAAGGAAGGGAAGAACCCTGAAGGCGGCCTGAACGCCAAGGGGCGCGCATCGCTGCGCGCAGAAGGCCGTGATATTAAGCCGCCTGTTTCACGTGAAGCAGCACAGAAAAGTGAAATGGACGCCGCGAGGCGCCGCAGATTTTGCGCCAGGATGGAAGGCATGAAGGAAAAACTGACCTCTGCCGTCAATGCGCGCGATCCTGATAGCAGGGTCAATAAATCACTTCGGAAATGGGATTGCTGACATGGCGAAGAAGCCTTTCTGGGAGAAAGATGCTCCCGATGACGCCAAGAAGCGCAACATGAGCCGTGAGCAGGTGAAGGATGCCAAGGCAAGCGCCCGCGCTGCTGGCAGGCCCTGGCCGAATTTGGTAGATAACGTCACCGCGATGCGGGCTGGACGGAAGAAGGAGAAGGCGTGATGGCCACAACAGCTTGGTCGATTACTCAGAGTGGTCGTTATGAGCCTTTTGAGCTTCAGGTGGCGCGCGGCCAGATCTCTTGGCACATCCCGGTGACTGTCTTTGGGTTCAACCCAGACATTGATACAACGGAAGAGACTGTGTGGCCTGGGGGTGGGATTATCAGCCATCCTTCAGCCGCCATTCAATGGAAGGTCAGCTCCTCCAGCGCGAATGATACTTCCGCTGGCACTGGGGCTCGCACTGTCTTCATCAATGGCCTTGATGCCAATTACAACCAAGTCACTGAAACCGTCACGCTGAATGGCCAGACCGCAGTTCTGACCACCAACTCTTTGCTGCGCATCAATTCTGCTTATGTCGCCACTGCTGGTTCAAGCAACAGCGCAGAGGGCAGCATTTATTTCGGCACCGGGACTGTGACTGCTGGTGTTCCTGCGACCGTCTGGCAGATCATTCTCTTTGACTACAATTCGACTGTCACCGGGCATTATACGGTGCCTGCCGGATACACTGCCTACATGGATGCTGGGCAGATTTCTGCTGGGCAAGCCACTGGTTCAACTCAGATTACTGGCCGGTTGCTTGCTTCTGGCACAAATAACATCCGCACAACGGCTGCCCTTGTTACGCTGAACAATGGCACGGCCACTTACGATTTCTTTGTGCCAATTTCCTTTCCGGAGAAAACGGACATTGAAGCCGCTGCTATTGTGTTTCTTCTTACTTTAACATTATCTTGATCAAGAATGACGCGGCGTAAGGTCTGACCATGACCACCAGCGGAACATATGCCTTTGATCCTTCGCTTGGCGAGATTGTGTTGTATGCCTACAATTTGATTGGCATTCGCAGCACATCTCTTGCCCAGGAACACATGGAAGCCGCGCGTATGGCTTCCAACATGGTGCTGGCGAATTGGTCAAACAAAGGTGTGAACCTCTGGACCGTTGATTTGCAGACGGTGCCGCTGATTGCCGGGCAGGCCACTTATATTGTTCCTGAAAACACGGTGATCATGCTGGATGCCTATATCCGCATTGACAATGGCAGTTCACCGCCGATTGATCGCCTGATCTTGCCGATCAGCCGCACGGAATACGCCAGCTACCCTAACAAGGAGCAGGAGGGCTTCCCCACGGTTTTCTGGCAGGATCGCCTGATCAGCGGCAATGTGACGCTGTGGCCTGTTCCTGACGGCACCAGCGCGCAGTATTTGCGCTACTATCGCGCCCGGCAGCTTCAGGATTCTGAATTTACTGGCGGTCAGACGGTTGAAATACCTTATCTGTGGCTGGATGCCTTCGCCGATGCATTGTCATATCGGTTGGCGCGGGTGTGGAACCCGGCGATGGCGCCAGCCTTGAAGCTGGTTGCTGACGAAAGTTACAATGTGGCTGACGCTCAAAACGTGGAGCAGGCAGCACAATACATCACTCCAATGGTCAGTGGTTATTTCAGGCCGTGATGGGGTGATTGATGGCATATGCATCACAAGCAGGCCGGGCTAGAACGAGTGCAAGGAGCCCGCAGGCACACGCAATATGTGATCGCTGCGGTTTCCGGTACAATCACGTTGATTTGCGCTGGCAGTTTGATTTTGCGGGTGCATCGCTGATCAATAAGCGAATTCTGGTTTGCAGCCCCTGCTATGACAGGCCGCAGGAGCAGCTTCGGGCTATTGTGGTGCCTGCTGATCCGATGCCGATCATCAATCCGCGTGTGCAGGATTTCGCGACTGCGGAAACAAATACGCGCGTTACCTCGGGGCAGAACACCGTTGATCCTGTAACGGGCATCCCAGTCCCTGGCGGCAATAGGCGTATTACGGAAGATGATGATACGCGCGTGACGCAGCAAACCGGCGAGCCTCCTGGCGGCTTAAATGAGCAGCCTGGGACTGATCCAAATGCTCCTGGCAATAATGATCCAGGTTTGCCATACAATAACGCAGATGTGCCAGAAACGGGGCCGCTTACATGAGCAATGTTCAAATCCCCAACCTTCCTGCGTCAGTAGCGCTGAATGGCAATGAGCAGCTTGAAGCTGTTCAGGCGGGTACGTCTGTTCGTGTTACAACGGATCAGATCGCCACTTATACGCAGGCGCAATATCCTGCGCCGGGTGTCAGTAGCATTGCCACAACTGCGCCTATTACTGGTGGGACAATCACCACTACAGGCACAATTGGATTGCAGGCCGCTGGGGTGGATAACAGCTACCTTGCAAGCATGGCTGGTGGCACCGTTAAGGCTAATGTCACGGGCAGCCCTGCACAGCCTTCTGACGCCTCTGTGAGCAGCGTTTTGGATGTTGTGGGGTCCACGCGCGGTACGGTGTTGTATCGCGGTGTTTCAGACTGGTCCCCTCTTTTGCCGGGTTCTGCCAATGATATTTTAAGCTCTGGTGGCGCGGGGGCTGATCCTAGCTGGCAATCAATTAGCGGAACATTGGATGCTGCTGCCGGAAGCACCCAAGGGTCTATCCTGTATCGTAATGCATCCACTTGGACGGCGCTTCCTCCAGGCACATCTGGTCAGATTTTACGGACCAATGGCGGTGGCGCAAATCCATCTTGGGCCACGGTTTCAGGTGCAGGCACTGTCACGCAGGTCAATACAGGAACCGGCTTAACCGGCGGCCCAATTACGGTTTCTGGCACTATCAGTATTGCAAATACGGGCGTTGCGGCTGCGAGTTATGGCACCTCATCCGCTGTGCCTACGGTGACTGTAAACGCTCAAGGTCAAATTACCTCTGCCACTGACACGGCGATTGCTATTGCCACTTCTCAAATCACCTCTGGCACTCTTGGCATTGATCGTGGCGGCACTGGCCTTTCAAGCGTTCCTACCAATGGTCAGATCGACATTGGCAATGGCACAGGCTTCACGCGCACGACTTTAACGGCATCTACCGGCATTTCCATTTCAAATGGTGCTGGCAGCATTTCCATTACAAATTCTGGTGTATTGTCTTTCAGCGCTGGCACTACGGGCCTCACGCCTTCTACCGGGACAACCGGCACGGTGACGCTGGCTGGCACGTTGAATGTTGCAAATGGTGGTACAGGTGCGACCAGCCTGACTGGTTATGTTTACGGCAATGGCACTGGCGCTTTCACGGCAAGCACGACCATTCCGAATTCCGGTTTGCAGAACAGTAGCTTGACTATCGGCAGCACAGCCATTTCTTTGGGTAATACAGCGCCTTCAATTGCTGGTTTGACCTCATTGACGCTGACGCAAGACCCAATAAATCCGCTTGATGCAGCCACAAAACAATATGTTGATTCTACCGTTGAGGGGCTGAATATTCATGCCCCCGCTGCTGCGGCTACAACGGCGAATTTAACGGCCACCTATAACAATGGCACTTCGGGTGTTGGCGCCACACTGACTAATTCCGGCACTCAGGCTGCCTTTGCCGTTGACGGTTACACGGCTGCGCTGAATGACCGTATTTTGGTGAAAAATCAAAGTACCGCCGCGCAAAATGGTGTTTACACCGTCACTACGGTTGGCTCTGGCTCAACCAATTGGGTGCTTACTCGTGCCACCGATATGAATGTTTCGGGCAGTGGCGCGGATCAGTTAGGCCCTGGTGACTATGTTTTTGTGGGCAATGGCACTCAAAATGCAGGAACGGCCTGGGTTGTTACCACGCCGTTGCCAATAACCATTGGCTCAACTTCCATTACCTTTGTGCAGTTTGCTGGTACTGGCACTTATACGGCTGGCACCGGCCTGACGCTGACTGGAACGCAATTTAGCATCACCAACACTGGTGTTTCTGCGGCTTCTTATGGCTCTGCATCTTCTGTTCCTGCGATTGCCATCAATGCGCAGGGGCAGATTACTTCTGCCACCGATACTGCCATTGCGATTGCGGCTTCGCAGATCACTTCTGGTACTCTTGGAGTGGCAAGGGGTGGTACTGGCGCTTCAAGCCTGACTGCAAATGGTATTTTGTATGGGAACGGCACCAGCGCTGTTGGTGTGACCTCGGCGGGCGTGACTGGAGAGGTATTGGTTGGCAATACTGGCTCCCCGCCAACTTGGGCGACTCTTTCAAGCAGCGCCGTAACGTCCTTTTCCGGTGGCACCACGGGCCTTACGCCCTCTTCTGCTACTCAGGGTGCCATTACGCTTGCAGGCACCCTGGTGGCTGCCAATGGCGGCACTGGGCTCAATTCTTACTCTGTCGGCGATTTGCTGTATGCCAGCGGCACAACCACTCTTGCTGCGCTTCCTGATGTTGCCACCGGCAATGCGCTGATTTCGGGCGGTGTTGGTGTTGCTCCTGCCTGGGGCAAGATTGGCCTGACCACTCATGTCAGCGGTACGCTGCCTGTTGGCAATGGCGGCACTGGGACTGCCACGGCTTTTACGACTGGTTCTGTGGTGTTTGCTGGCGCTTCTGGGGTTTACAGCCAGGACAATGCCAATTTGTTTTGGGATGACAGTAACAACAGGCTTGGCATTGGAACGGCCACGCCTGCTGTAAAGCTGGCCATATCTTCCACGGATGCCATCCTGGTGCCTGTGGGAACCACTGGTGAGCGTCCTACAGGCGCCACGGGCTATTTGCGGTTCAACAGCAGCACCACCAGCTTTGAGGGCTACAATGGCACCGCATGGGGTTCTATCGGCGGTGGCGCCACGGGTGGCGGCACGGATCAGGTGTTCGACCTGAACGGCCAGACCGTGAATACCAGCTATTCAATTCCTGCCGGTCAGAATGCCGGTTCGTTTGGACCAATCACTGTGGCGAG